AAGGCTTGGCAGGGAGTTCCTCCCACAAGAATGTCAACTGTTCCACGTTCAATATCCCACTCCTTGAATCGCGTCATGTCCCCGTAGTTCTTGACGCCGGGGAACCGGGTTCCCAGAACCTGCGAGGGGAATTTCTCAATCTCGGCAAATTCTACCGGTTCCCAACCCAGCGGATGCCATGCCACGCTTGCGGCTTCGATTCCAGAGCAGACGGATAGGTATTTCACGCCTTCTCCTCCTTGGCCTTCTTCGGCCTTCCTGCGGGTCTGGGGGAAGGTTCCCGCTTGGTCTTCCCGCAGCGGCACTTCCACATGGTGGCTCCCGCCCGCCCCATGGGAGATCCGCAGGACGGGCAGGAAGGTCGGTCGATGTTGAGTCTGGTTCCTGGCATTGTTGCTCCTTGAATGAAAACGGCCCCCGTTTCCGGGGGCCTTGCCGGTTATTTTGCTGGTCGCAGTTCGACAAAGTAATCGCCAGTCGGCACCCAGCATTCGCTAATGGAATCCCAGAGGATGTCTTCTCGCTGCTTGATCTCGTAACCACGCTTGACTGCATCAGCCGCCTCTTCGATCGTGATGTCGCGATACGAATCATTGTCCACAAGGATCTCGATGTAAGTAGCATTCTTGAGCGTCCGCATGGTCTTGTGCGAGACGTAGACAGTGGGATTAGCGAGAAGGAATCCCTTCAGCATCCAGTAGGCTTCTTCGCGCCACAGCTCCTTGCAGATGATTCCCCAGCCGTTGGCTGAGATCGTCCATAAGCTGGCCCTCGAATCCTCGCAACCGGTGACCATGAAGTCAAGGCCATGAGCATTGCACATCCGCGCGATCTGAACGTGCAGCGGAGCTTGCGCGTTCTGCGCGTCGTCGAGAATGGTGGTCGTCGTGTTCATTGTTTGTTCCCTCGTCGGTGGTTCCGACAGGGATATAATACTACACGTTCCATGGACGCGCAAAAAAACCGTGGTATTTATTTTGGCTTTTTTCGGATCCACTTGCCGCACTTGCAGCCCCAGTATCCCGCTCCTGGTCGCCCGCGCTTCCGCATCAGATTCCCGCAATCGGGGCAACATGGCCGATCGAGCAGGAAGGCTTCCCGCTTCGCCAGGACCGTCGCTTCCCGCTCGAGGAGTTGTTGATGGGCCCGCCAGCGGCGGCTCAAGCTCGGGTTCCACCAGGGGAAGTGGTATCGGAACCAGGAGGTCTTGCAGTCTTCCCCGCAAAACCAACTACGATCTTCCGGGTGCCGATCGATCTCCTTGGCCCAGTCCTTGACCCGATACAAACCTTCGCCGCACCAGCGGCACCGCTGGTGGTCGTCCTCTATCATCCGTCCCCTCCTACACCGCCGAGAAGGTGCGCTTGGAGTCTAGCACGGTCCAGGCATATCCGAGGGCATCCACCGAGTCGTCGTGCCGTCCAATCGGAAACGATAGCAGCTCGTCCGCGAACCACGCGGGCAGATCGGGGCCATGGGACACCAAGCCCTGCTCGTACCGTGCCTCCAGCGGGCCGAAGCGGGTGACCTTGTCCTTGTCGGGCTTGACGCCTCGGACCGGCAGCTTGGTTGTCCGAAGCAGCTCCTGCACCACCGCGGCTTGGTACTGAACCTGCTCGATGCCGATCGAAACCGGGGAGTGCTTCGCGGCCATGTCCCGCACGAACCGCAGGACTTGATCAAAGGGGCCGCGCATCCGGGCGGCATCGACGACGAAGACCGTTCCCGCTGGATCTCGAGAGATCACCACCGCGGAAGTGTAGTCCGCGCCCTCCCGCGAAGATATCGCCAGGTCCACACCCATATACCGAGGTAGATCGGGCGGCTCGGCCACGCGCAGCCATTCCCTGCGGATCCGGGCCCCTTCCGCGTCCACGAACTCGGCCAGGTACTCTTGGCGAAACGCAAGGGAAGGAAGCGACCGCTCGGCGGCTTCGATCTCCGCGGGGTGGATGTACGGGTTCGCGGTCGTGGGCATCTGCCACCGCATCCATTCGGGATCCCGTGCCGCATGGTCGAACAGCACCTTGAAGTAGTTGGTCCCCTTGGGAGTGGACAGGAAGAAGGCACTCCCTCGGTAGTCGGTCAAGGTGGGCCGTATCGCTTGGGTCCATGCCTCCTCAAGGTATGGGGCCATGGCGGCTTCGTCCACTCCGACCCAAGCGTACTTCCGTCCGCGGGCCACGGTGGCCGGTTCGCCCAGGGTCCAGTAGTCGATCGCGGCTCCGTTCAGCAGCTCGATGCGGGGATATGGGGAGACCACCGCCCTGCGGATGATCGGCTGGAAGATGCGCCTCTGGTCGTTGTAGGCTTCCTCGAGGAGCCGGTATGTCGGCGCGAACCATCCGCAGGACCGGTCCTGCTCCAGGAGAGGGCGGGCCATTAGGATGGCCCCCATGGTGGTCTTCCCGAAGCGTCTCCCGCAGGAGACCACATTGAACCGCTTGGCTTGTGCCAGGATGGTCTTCTGCCCCGCGTGTGGGCGGGGCAGGATCAACTCAATCTCGGCCATCGAGCGTTCGCTGGGTCTTCTCCAGGAGATGGATGGACCACGCCAGGATGGCGGTGGATCCGACCAGACCGGCGATGGCGATGGCAAGGCAGATCAGCGGGCCGGTCATTCGCTCACCTCGGGATCTTCCGGGGCGTCGTCCGCGAAGCGAACGGTGATCCGAACCGGTGCCCCGTCTTCGCCGGTGATCTCCTGCCGATTGCTCCAGTCGCGTTTCATCTTGCGTTCAAGCCACCATGCGGCGGCTTGCCATTGGTCGTTGGCGGCGGTTCGAACCCGTTCGACCATCGCCAGCTCGGCATCCGCTTCCGCTGCCTTTACGGCGTCCGCGAAATTTGGGAAACGACGGATCCATTGCAGGAAGGTGTCGATGTCGATCCCACCCGCCCATGCGGAAGCCCGCCGGGTGTTTCCTTTCCGCAGGGCATCGATGATCCGGTCGTGCCGGTCCTCGTTGTACTTAGTCGGTCTGGCCATGCTTCATTGTCCCTCCATGGTTTCGTTCGATCCACCGCTGCAATATGGGGTGGACCCAGCCCCAGGCTTCCGGGCAGGAAGCATGGCGCGATGCGATCAATCCATCGATCCTGAGCAGCGGTATCCCAAACTGGGGCGGTTGCAGTCCCGGCTTGTCGATTCGGACCATCCAGGAATACCTTGTCCACCACCGATCCTGGGCCGAGGGTGGTCCGATGTACTGGGGCTTCTGGACCGCGAAGACCACCAACTTGTCCGGTAGTTGCGGCAACCGAACCTTCGCGTTGTTTCGGACCCAGGAATTTTTGCTAATGTAATCGTTTCGGGGCTTGAGTTTCTCCGGGGGTGCGGTCCGAACCCACAAGGCACTCGACTTAATCGTCCGCTCTCGATATTCGGAATTCCCGTAATAGGCTTTTCGCTTGTCCTCCCGCATCTGGGCCTTGCGGCACCGGTGGCACTTGGTGGACAGGGAGAACCCACGGGTGTAGATGGCCTTGGTGATTTTGAAGTCTTCGTAAGGACAAAGACGCCCGCAACGTTTGCAGTTGCGGGCGATGAATTCAAGCGGCTTTCTACCGATCACGGCACGATCTCCCAGTCTCCGTCGATCAGATCGGAGAGGATCCAGAGACCGTCCTGCTCGACGTCCTGGACGAAGATCTCGGTCCCTGCGGCGATGATGTCGTAGACCATGCCATCCGGGTTCCAGTTGGCCTTGAGGAAGCATCCAGCGGTCCAGCGTGTGCAACGGATCTTGTGGCCGTTCTTGAACGCATCCAGGGCTTGTTGTCCGGTCATTCTGCGTGGTTCTCGCTAGCTTCTTTATGGGTTATGACGTAAACGTCCGAAGCTCTGACTTCAAAATTGAAAGGTGGGGAGCATTTATTTTCCCACGCGGCTCCTTCAAAAACGAATACATCGGGAATTACCGAAATAGAATCCCAGAATCGACCTTGCTCAAGAACGGCACAAATAGTCCCTGGGAGTACTGCCGCAAATTTTGCATCTTCGATCCGCATCTGGTGAGCTTTTGTCGTCTTTACCCACAAAACAATATCTTTCATTCGACAATCTCCCATCCTTCGGTCCCCGCGTGGGTGTTTTCGTCTATGTCCACGATCCCGATCTCGTCGCCGCGCTCGACCTTGTCTGCGCCGAACCAGCAATCGTATTCCACGATCGCCAGATCGTCTTCGCTGATCTGGACCCTGCGGTAGTAGGTCGAGGTCTCGCGATGGTGGATGTCGTTGCCATCCTCCACGAAGATCTGGTACGCCTCGGTCCAGGTCATTGGTTCATCTCCGCAAGCTTGTCCAGGGCGGCTTCGATGTCCTTGGCTTCGGCCATCTGGCCGGTGGCTGCGTAGACCGCATGAAAGCAAGCCCGGTTGAGATGCTCGCATTTTCGATCCATGGCGAAGCGATGAATATGGACGATAATCCGGGCCACCGGCTCGGGTAGTTCCCAGTCCTGGGCGATGTCGCTCGGTGTTAGTTTCACTTGGCCATCCTTGCCGCTAGGCGTGTCTCGGTGCGGTTTGCCGAATCGATCCCGAGTGCGATCACGGTCCCGATGGCCAGCACGAGCAGGGCGATGTTTCCGATGGTTTCGATAGTCCGTTTGTTCATGGTTCCCCCGATGTTGTTTTGGGAGGGCCGAAGCCCTCCCATGATCAGTTGGCCTTTTCGGCCATGGCCTTCGCTTGTTGTTGCCTTGCCACTTGTATGGCGGCCAGCAGGAGCTTGGCGGTTTGCTCCATCTCGTCAAGGAGATCGGCCACCACCTGCGTCCTGCTACTCATCAAAGGGATCCTTGATGTCCTCCTCGACCGGCGGGCGGGATGCCTGGACCTTGCGCGGCTGGGGCTTGTTGGCCCATGGCCGAACGCCCAGCACGGTATTGATCTCCCGGCCCCTGGAGGTCATCTGGCAATCCACCGATACCGACCATGCTCGGGCCTTGATGTCGTCGAGGTCCAGCTGCGCGAACTCCTCTTGGGTGAGGCGCCGCAGGAGCATCCCGTCCAGGAGCTTGGTGAGCTTGGCCATGTCGTTCCCGTAGGAAGTCTTGGTAAAGTAGGTGAACCGGAACGGTCGTCCGTTCTCGTCTCCATCCTCGAGGGTCTCGAACGTCCATCGGAAGTTGCCCTCCATGATCGATGGATCTTCGAAGGAAGGTCGCTGCACGGTCTCGACCTTCTCGAGAGCGCACTTGTAGGTGCCGGGTGCGGCCACGGCGAAGTCGCCGCCGCCGC